TCAAAATTCTGCATGGAAAATGTCAAGACGTTCGAGCCGAACAGTGAAAGAGTGTCATGTTACAGTGAAGGCGTAAGAAGTGTGATTTTGGAGATTCGAAGATTGTTGGCGGACAAAGGAGAGCCGCGACAAACAAAAGTTATAACAGAAGAAAAGGAGACATAAAATGGCAGAAGGAGAAGGAACATCAGCGGCAGGCGGCGGCGAAGCGCAAGCGGCAAGTAGCAGTGAGTCTCAAGCTCAGGCCGCATCTCAAGCCGCGCAGGCAGAGGCCGGTGCCGCAACAATCAATTTTCACGAAGTCATCGGCCAGGATGGTAAGATTTTGGAAGGCTTCAAGGGTTTGTTGCCGGAAGATATTCGCCATGAGCTTACCTTAGATACTTACGGCGATATACCCGAGCTTGTCAAACAACATCTCGGCCTTACCAAGATGACCGGCAAGGACAAAGTGATTATTCCGACCGAGACATCTTCACAGGTAGAGAAAGATGCTTTTCGCAAGGCTTGGGGAGTGCCCCCCACATCGACCGAGTACAAGATGGATGTGCCGGAAGAAACCAAAGAGTATTTCGATGAAACTTTGATGGGGACGGCCCGCGAACTATTCCACGGCATTAGCCTGAATCAAGAACAGGTTGATGCGCTATGGAAGTTTGAGCAGGCGCGCATTGCTCAGGGTGTCAAGGAAATAGAGGATGCCGAGCAGGCCGAATACGAGGAAGCCGAAAAAATTATCCTTGAAGAATCCGGCGAAGCATTGGAAGACCAAAAACACCTTGCAAACAAGTTGATTGCCGATGAATGTCCCGATGAAGAAAAACGGGCAAAGTTGGTGGAAGCAGTTAACAATAACAACACTCGGCCTTACATATTCAACTTTTTGGCGGACATTCAACGAAAGTATCGTGAGACTCACGATGGGATACCGGCAGGGGAACAAGATCTGGCAATGACGCCTGGCATGATGGAATCGAAGGCAAAAGAACTCCAGGCGACGCCGGGCTATATGGATGGTACAATGAAAAATAATAATCCCGAAGGATATAAAAGGTTGACAGACGAGATAACTGGCCTGTTTAATAGGGCCAGTAGAAAGAACAGTAAAAACGGAAACTAAATAAAAACAGTCGATTTTCGAGGTAGCCCATTCTTACGGGTCTCGAATGACGGTGGGAAAGAACACCGCTCAGCAAGCGTTAAATGCAGGCAAGGTCTCCTTGTTGGAGGCAGCCGAGCCGAATACGTTAGTTTATGTGATTTGGTTTGGTTGTTTTACAATTAAGGAGATTTACGATGCCAGAATACACAGGAAGTAATCTGAACGGCAAACAATTTGCCTCAACAATTCAGATGCTCTCTCAGCAAAAAGATTCACGTTTTGGCGACAAAGTGAGGAACGAATCAGTCAACAATGCCGAGGAAGCGTATTTCAACACCTTTGACGAGATGGACGATCCCACGCAGGATACGGATCGCCACGGTGCAACCCCCTGGGGTGAGTACGAGGCGAATCGGCGCAAGGCAACTCCCTATAAGTGGGAAAAGGGAACGATGATTGACAAGAAGGACGTTCGCCGAATGACGGTTGACCCACAAAATCCGGTTGTGCAGGCACAGTCTATGTCGTTCAGCCGTAAGAAAGACAAAATCATCTATGCGGCCATGCTTGGAACCGCCTACAAAGGCAAGGCAGGCACAACGGCAGTTACCTTTGCAGATGAGTCTATCGGTATCAACAGCGATGGAACGGTTTCGACCCTCGGTACGGCGGTCAGCAATAACAACCTTACCGAAGTGCCGATGATGCTCTCGAAGATGTTGACCATGTTGACCATTTTCAACGAAGCCGATGTTGACCCGTCTATCAGGAAGTATTGGGCCGTGTCGCCTAACGACATCAAGCACATGCTCAATCTGACCGAAGTTGCAAGCGCGGATTATCATACGGTGCGGGCACTTCAAATGGGGAAGGTTGAAGAATACATGGGCTTTAACTTCTTCTGGTGGAACTCCCTCTACACCGATACGGACGATGCCACATGCAACCGTACAGTTGCGTGGGCGCAGGATGGCATGATTCTTGCGAAAATCGGCGAGTTCAACACTCAGGTCTCGATACTGCCGGAACACAAGTACAGTACCGGCGTATATTCGGAGTTCGACCTCGGCGCGGTTCGCATGGAAGGCGCGAAAGTCCATGAGTGCATGAACCTGGTAACGCAGACCTTGACGGCAAGTTCCGCTCGTTAAGCCGGAGTCGGTTAGTTATTGAAAAAACAGAAAAACCTTTTTTGAAAGGAGATTACGATGAATCTTAGTTTAAGAGACGGAATGCCTGTTACCCCGTTAGGCCCGGAAGCCAGTGCAATGGACTTTTCGGGTTCTACGGAACTCGGCATATACAGCCTTGAGACAACGCAACGCCACGCTTTCGGCAGGCGAATAATCACCTGGGATGGTCGCGTATTCAAATACGCCAGAGCAACTGCCACGCTGAACACGGATTTGCTTGCACAGCAAACCTATATTCAAGATGGTAGTTACGTTACTGTTGCCGCTTCCACTGTCATAGGTGCAACGGAGATTATACTTGATTCCGGTGCAACCGATGGTATAGCGGTTGGCGGCGTGATAGCTGAGAACGCGCTTGCCGGGGGGTATTTGATTTTGTTCCCCCACAGTGAAAACTCGATGAATCGCATGATTGTCGGCAATACCGCAGTAGCGGCGGGTGGCGGCGAAATGACACTCTATCTTGACGCTCCACTCAATATCGCCACCACTGTTGATGTAACTCACGGCGAGTGCATGGCAAGTCCGTATGCTTACGTCAAAGCGTCAACTACGGGTGATGTCAACAAGGGATTCCTTGGCTTGCCGATGGCCCCTGCTATTGTGGATCAATTTTGCTTTCTCCAAACTTGGGGGCCGTGCTGGATTGCTCCGCAAACTGACGTTGGTTCAAGTGCGAGCAATCAGCAGGTAATTGCAAGATATGACGGCTCTATCCAGGCGCATGATGACACCGACACCACTTACAGCCAGATGCAGCAACATGTCGGTTTTGTGCTGTCCCACGGTTCCGCGGGCGCACAAGGCGCACCGTTCATTATGTTGCAAATCAGCATTTAAGGTCGGGGGGCTTTGCGGCCCCCAACCTTTTTTAGAAAGGAACTTTTTAGAAAGGAACGCTGATGAGTAAAAAAGCGCATCCAAAAGAAAAATATCAAGCCAAAGAAAAGAAAAAAGACAAGAAGGACGAAAAGAAAGAATGAACTGCGAATTAGTGCCGGAAAACGTTAGCGAAACAGATTTGAAAGAAGAAGTAAATCGCAGAACTGCGAAGTGTGGCTATACAACTCGATACGGTGAATGTCCGTATAAAACGAAAATACAGACAACCGTACCGTTTGGCGAACAACGATTAAATATATGGCCACGCAATAACGCTGGTGATTTGATTGATGAATCGAATAAGCGTGCAGCCGGAGCGGGATATTGTTCCCGCTCTGGCGAACCGCTTCGAGCTACTAAGATTCAAACGTCCATCCCGTTCGGCAAAGGGAAATTGAATCTCTGGCCGCGTGATGAGAACGATAATCTTATTGATTAAAGGAGTCGAATTATGGCTATAGTAGCAAACACATATAATATGAAAACAATCCCAACTGCGGGCAAGGACTTTCATCTTTCTCTGCAATCAGCAGACGTAAGCGGATGCGAAGCAATCTTAGCGGCTGAGTCAGGATTTTCGCATTACATCACGAAACTTGTAATCCGTGCCGATGCCGCGATGGATGTATCTATCGGTTCGGGCGGAGATGGTGGAGCGGCGGTTACGACCGTCCATTTCGGCCCGATACCTCTTGATGCGAACACCGGATATTGGAGTTGGAAGGCGCCGCGAGGAATGGGCATAAAATGCACTGCCGACCTTTCCATTGCGATAGATAGTTCTGCCAGCGGAACAATGTGGATTGAAGCGCACGGCAAAAGCTGCCAGGACCTATTATAAAGATTAGACGGGGTGCGCTATGAGTCTGACAGAAGCCGAATTAGTCATCGTAAACCAGGCGAACGATAGGGTTGGTATAGGCCAGATAGTCTTCGCAACACAGACGACACTTGAAGCAACTACAGCTATCCGACATTACGAACAGACCCGCAATTCCCTGCTCGAATCTTATGAGTGGCCGTTTGCTACCGACAGGGAAGAACTCGGCAAGATAAGTACGATAGTATTAGATGTTGAGCCTGGGCCGGACAATTGGGCTGTCGGGGATACAATCACTGGAATATCATCGGGAACAACCGCCGAAATTCTTACGGTAACTTCTGGGACGGAATATGAGATAATTCATATCTCAGGCGATTTTACAGACGGAGAGACAATCACTAACGCCACTGTATCTACCGTGACATGGGAAGGTGTCGAAGTAGTATATGGAGGCGATGAAGTAGTTTGGTATGATGATTCAAACGACCAAACTAACTGTGGTGCGGGTTATCCTGACGTGGATGAAATAACCCCTGATTTTGAATGGACACATCAATACCATCTTCCTAACGACTTCCTTCGCCTGAAAAAGGTTTATGAAGATGATGGCACGGAACGTCCTGATTGCAGGTGGGAAAGAGAAGGTCAACGAATACTGACTAACTACGACACCTTACATATCAAGTACATCAAGTTGGTTACAGACCCCGATGACTTTGACCCGTTATTTACGGAAGTCCTGATCTTAAGAACGGCACTCAAACTCACCCCGCCACTTGCCGGCACGAAAACAAATCCAATGAAAGCCGACATCAAAGAAGATTTGAGGGCTGTTACGACACAGGCAAGGCTTGTAGCGGCGCAGGAAACGAACGTATCAGGCCGAGACGATTGGGACTTAGCAAGATATGGAACTTAAATACAGGAGAAACATATAATGAGTAAGCCCAAAGCAGTAAAGCCCTCGCCACCGCCGCCACCGGCTGCAATACCAGAAGTTGCGCCGGAAGCCGAGGACACCGCAATCAAAAGAGCGAGAAGAAGGGGCGGTTTTCGTAAAACGATGTTGACGGGCGCTTTGTCGCCTTCAACCGGCAAGAAAACGACTTTAGGGCAACTATAAAAACAAGGAGATTGACGTGAGTGTAGACTTAAAAGAAAAAGCGGTCGCTTTATTAAGCACAACAACTATATCGTTGGCTGCCGATGCGGACACGACTTTATACACAGTGCCAGCGGGGAAAAGATGTGTATTGAGCCATGCTGTTTTAGTGGCTGCCGATGATGCAGGAGCTACGACAACAATAACAATAGGGCAAAGCGGGGCCACTGCCGACTTTTTGGCGGCGAATACATTGTCGAATTTAGATGCACAGTATGACGCGGTGGTTGTCAGGCCAATTCCGAATCTAACGCCGCTAAAGAGCAAATCCTATGCAGCCGCCACCGTGATAAAAGCTACTGTAGCAAGCCAAAGTGGCGCCGCCGCAAATACCCTGTACCTGTTCGGATTCCTTTATTAGCCAAATGGACTATGAAGCTAAATTTACATGGCACTCAGGTTTCAACCTGGTATTTACCGCCTACCAACCATCCGGCGTGGGGCGGGGAATTCCTGATCAGCCATTGCCTGAAGTTCGTGATGTAGGATATTACAGGGCTACACCCTTAACAGGCTTTGTAGATGGCGATGTAGTTCAGGTTCACAAACTTGAAACTGTTACATGGGAAGATGCTGTAGTTGTATATCTTGATACCGAAGTACCCGTACTTTGGGAACTCGAAAGAGTCTTTAGTGATGAAGATTGGGTGGCGGATTTGGATACTACGGTAAATGATGTGGTAACTTCGAAAAGTGAGCCTGTCGGTTCCGGCGAATTCACTTTTTCAAGTGGCGATCTTTCGGGCCTTGTCGATGATGTTGAGCAAATAGTAAACGACCAGAACATAGTAACGAATGTCTATGATGAAACGGCACACCCATCGGCGGGTGTGAGTGTAACATCGACAGGAACTTTGACCCAGGTAAGCGGAGACTGCTAAGATGGCGAACATACCACAATTATCTTTCGGCGGCGGCGAACAGACTCCGAAGATGTGGGCGCGCTCCGATGTGGAAAAACATGGTTCCGGCTGTCGGCAATTACAAAACGCTATCCCTGAAATATACGGCGATGCGGAGCGAAGGCCGGGCACAATATATATGGCCGCTTCACACCTTGCCACGGCGACAATTCGGATTGTGCCTTTTATATTTTCGGCTGAGATTGCATACGAAATTGAGTTAGGCAATAAATATGCACGGTTCTTTTACGGCGGTGCGCTTCTCGATGATGGCGGTGATGTATATATTGAGACACCTTACCTGACTGCACACCTTTTTGAATTAAAGCTATATCAGGTAGGAGATGTTATCTGGTTTGTTCACCCATCTTATGCTCAAAGAAAGTTATCAAGAACAGGCGTCTATACTTTTGTCCTTGAGGAGATAGATTTTCGCAAAGGCCCGTTTCTTTTACGGAACGATTTGATTGACCCCGTTAATCCGAGCACTACAACTTTGTCGTCAAATGTTACCGCCGTAGGGGGGAGCGGCATATTGGAAGCGTCGGCGGATATATTTCTTCCCGGCCACAAAGGCGCTCTGTTCAAAGTGATTCACGCCAGAGAAACAACGGTGATAGAACAGAATGGAGTAGGCACTTCCGATCCCATAACCATCATGGGGACGTTTTCTTTCAACACGCATGGTCGCTGGGTGGGTACGATTAAGTTGCAGAGAAACGAAAATGAGGCAGGTTGGAATGACCACAGAACTTACAAAGCCGATAACGATAGGAATGTCCAACTTTCCGCAACGGAAGAAGCGGAGAATGTTCAATACAGAATAAACATAGCGGGTTCGGGAAACCCGAAAGCGGACATAATTATAGAGGATATACTAAAAGAGGGTATTGTAAAAGTTGATAGCATTGTAAACGCATACAAGGCGGGGATAACAGTATATTCCGAGTTGGAGTCAACCGATGCTACAAAAAGATGGGCCGAAGGAGCGTGGTCTGAATCCAGGGGATACCCGAGCGCAATCACATTCTTAAACGAACGATGTATTTACGGCGGAGCATCTATACCATTAGCCGATGAAGAATTTAGTGCAGCGCAATATCCTTCTTTGAGATTATAATATGGCTACTTACAATATATCGACATTAGCACAATTACAGGCGATGGCCTCTCACCTTGCCGATGATTGTGTGTTGTTGAAAAATATAGACGCCAGTACTACGAGACAATGGAATGCTGTTGCTGGTTACGGCAATATATATTACGGTTTTCGACCTATTGGATTACCAGGCACACCTTTCACCGGCACATTTAACGGTGGCGGTCATACTATAAGCAATTTATATATTAACCGTACCACAACTTATGGCACTACGCCGAATGGGTATAACGTATGCGGTATGCTTGGCCAGGTAAAAAGAGGCGCCGCTGCCAATGGATTTATTAAAGACCTCAATATTCTAAATGCAGACATAACAGGATGGGAAAATGCGAGCATTCTTGCTGGCACAGTAGATGCAGACGCCACTGCAAATCTTGAAATAAGCAATGTAACAACATCTGGTAGTGTTGTTTTTCAAAGGTCAACCGGCGGTGGCATGGTGGGTTCTTGTGCCAAGGCAACTTTTGATAGTTGCAGTACGTCTGCATCAGTAACAAAATCAACTACTGACCCTGTTGTGGTTGCTATGACAATAGGCGCTTTTTGCGGGTCATTAGAAGGGGATTTTACGGATTGTTCCGCCGCAGGCAAGGTAACCGTAACAATGACTGGCACAGCAAACGACCATTCTATAGGCGGTTTTTGTGGCGTAATTAGTGGCACAACAACAATTCAAGGTTGTACGGCCACGGGCGATGTAGCAGTAAACATATCTACTACTGGAACTGTTAAAGTTGGGGGATTTTCTGGCAATGTACCAGGTGGTACTGTAACCATAACGGAATGTTTTGCGCATGGCGACGTAACATTTGCCGGAACTGGCCCTGCCTATGTAGGTGGTTTTGTCAGTTATTTAACCGAAACGATAACAAAGTGCGGGTCGGAAGGCGATGTTGAAAATAGCAGTGCCGATGCAACTACAAATTTTTCTGGTGGTTTTGCTGGCTTGTGTCAAACAGGTACTTCAATAGCAAATTCTTACGCAAAAGGAAAAGTTTGTGAAGACGGAATAAGTCATGCAAGCGCAAGAATTGGTGGTTTTACCGGTGGACTTGCCAACGGAACAATAGCAACCAGTTATTCTTCAGGTGCGGTATATGCTACAGGCGCGCCAACTAACGGTGGCGGATTTGGCGGTGTCGATGATAGTGGGACGTGGACTGATTGTTTTTGGGATAAGACAACGAGCGGATGGACTACAAGCGCCGGTGGGACAGGAAAAACCACTGCCGAAATGCACTTGGAAGCCACTTTTACTAATTGGGACTTCGATGATGTTTGGGATATAGCGACATTTACAAGAGCGCCGGGTTCGGGCGTAACTGTATGGCTAAGCAAAGTAGGTGATTATGAAAATTTCAAAGCGGGCGTCAACGATGCAGATTCTTTCTCATTACAGTTGACCACCGCAAATACAATCCTGTGGATGGAGGCGTTTGAGGCAGTAGTTATCGGGACTTCCGGCGATGAGTGGGTTATGAAGTCAAACAAACTCGATACGCCGCTAACACCGAATAGTTGGGGGGTTAGGCAGCAAACAAATTACGGCAGCAAAAATGTTCAAGCCCTGAAAGTGAATGAGACCATCCTTTTTATTGATTATGTGGGCCGTAAGTTGAGAGAAATGACGTATAGCTATGCGGACGAAAAATATGTTGCACCCGACTTGACTGCGCTGGCCGAACATATCACAAAGAGTGGCGTTACAAGCATGGCACACCAGAGAAATCCTTCACCGATGATATGGGCCACACTTATCGATGGTACTTTGATAGGTATAATATACGACCGTGAACAAGATACTATTGCCTGGGCGACATATCCTGTCGGCGGAACTGATGTCGTAGTGCAGTCTGTATGCGTAACGCCTGGCACATCAGAGGATAGGGTTACGATTAGTGTTCGCCGAACAATCAACACCGCTTCGGTAACATACATTGAGGAGCTTGCTTCGCGGACTTTCACAGCGATAGAAGATTGTTTCTTTGTCGATTCAGGTGTAACAGTTGAAAACTCTCCGGCCTCCGCAACGCTGGCGGGGCTTGACCACCTTATAGGCGAAACTGTCAAGGTACTTGGGGACGGAGTTGACTATGAACCTACGGCGGTTGTCAATGCAAGCGGTGAGGTTACAATATCGACAGCAGTAGAAAAGGCACAGGCAGGGCTTGCCTTTGCTTCGATAATACAGCCGATGCGTATTGTGGTAAACAGTCAAGAGGGTACGTCCCTCGGTAGTATCACACGCATTAACGAAATAGTCGCCCTGTTCTTGGACACAGGCGCTGCGCAGTACGGCTCAAGTGAAGACGATATGCACGATATAGACTTCACCGATGACCGATGGGTAAACAACAGCGAAATAACGGGATTGTTTTCCGGCGAAGTTGTTTTGAGTATGCCTGGCGGGTTCAGTTCGCAAAACTCGATAATCATAAAAACCGAAGCGCCGATGCCTTGTACGCTTGCCGCGCTTGTCGCAAAGTTGGATGTAACCGGGAGGTAGATTTATGGAATCTTGCTCTGAACTAATTGAACTTCGTGATGCGACCGAACAAGATTTGGCGTTTGTTCGCCTGTACCCCATAAACCCGGAAGTAACGAAAAATTTTGCGGATGTGAAGATTGCCGGATGGGCCAAAACAGGTCTGATAAATAATCAAATCCTGGGTGTTGGTGGCGTTGCTGTTTTTTGGCCGGGCGTTGGAGAAGGATGGTATGCTCTGAGTGAACATGCCAATACTTACAAAATGGCAGTAGGTTTGTTTTTAGCCAGATTTATTGACATCGCGGCTGAGGAATTGAAATTGCACCGATTCCAAGCGACGATCAGAACGGACTTTGTGAAGGCTATTAAACTGGTAGAAGTTGCTGGGCTTAAGAACGAAACACCAAATGCCATGAAGCAATACACCGAAGACAAAAAAGACGCTTATATGTATGCAAAACTCTTTTAGGACATAAGATCATGGGACTTGAAACTCTTGCAATAATGGCGATAGCAGGCAGCCAGATTCAGGCCGGTCGGGAGGCGTCGGCAGAAGGTAAGTCTCGACAGAATATGGCAAATTATAACGCACAGATGCAGGAGCGAGAGGCCAAAGCGATTGAGCAGAGAACAGCCGTGGAGCAACGCAGGCAGGCCGAAGCCGCTGCGAGGCAACAGAGTTCCCTTGAAGCCGGATTAGGCGCCGCCGGGGCCGTAACGACCGCTGGGGCGCCACTCATGCTTCAAGCTAAACAGGCCAGCGAATCCGAACTTGAGAACCTGATGATAGGCTATACCGGACGCGAACAGGCAACGGCGGCAAGAACGCAAGCGAAACTCGATAGAATGGGAGGCAAGCTCGCGAGGCAGAGAGGCAAAGCCATAGCAACAGGTAAATATATAGGCGCAGGAACAACACTGCTTACCGGATTTGCCAAGGGTGGAAACAAAGACTTATCTCTCGCAAAAAAACATGGGATACGATAATGGCTGAATTTCCTGGAATCCAATATGCTCAAGAGGTGCCTGGCGTAGTCAGACAACCCCGCGCTGCGCTGGACGTATCGACGGGTCAAGAAGAAATTGCAAGAGGACTAATGCAATTCGGTGGGGCCTTGGCGGGTATTGCAGACACTATTCATCAACAGGAGTCCGCCGCCGAATACTCCGAACTGAAACGACAGGTTGATGAAAGAGGTTTTGCCGCCTACAACTCGGTAACAGGCGACGAGGAAGCTGATGTAGAACTGTGGGAGAACTTTGAGAAAGACCTCGGAACCTTGCAATCGAAAAGGCCGAATGTGCAAGCGGCCCTGCAAGGTCATATCAACGAAGTAATGCCGAACTGGCAGGACAGTTTCAATAAGCACAGTCTCGGCGTGCGGAAAAGGAACGCCCACGCCAAATTTGAATTAGAAGGCGGGAGTGCGTTAGCAAGCGGAAATCTCACAGAGTACCACCAACAGTTGAACACGCGATTGGCCGTGAAAGATATAACCCAGGCCGAGTTTGATTTCAAGACGAAGAACGCTGTTCCCGATTCAGTTCTTGAACAGTCCAGGCATCTTGTTGCAAGTGATAACGCTGAGAGTTTCGTGAAAGCAACTAACATGCTCAATTCCCTTGATGAAAAAACTCTCAACACAGAGCAACTTGAGTACCGAAATAAGTTACTGAGGATGACAGAGCAAACATCAAAGGCCAAATCCGATAAAGCTCTAACTGATGTAATCATTCAAAAAGAAAACCTCAAAGATGCTACGCCCACAGAGAAAGCCAACGCCACAGCCCAAATGAAACAGCAACTTGTTGACGGCGGTGTCAAGGGCGATGCTTTGGAAAAATGGTTTGGCATCTTGGATAAATGGTCTGGAGGCGACAAAGACCCAACGGAAGAATACGACCCGCCAAGAGCAGCCGAAATAAGAGAGCGATGTATGTTAGAGCCGGAAGGCATAACAGATTCACAGATTATGTCTCTTGTCGGACTTGGTAAAGAAGGAGGAATTACGTCCCAACAAGCACAATCGTTTGTTAATTTGAGAAGGGAAAATATCGACCAGCGTCCATCTTTGCAAAAAGAGCTACATGGCAGGAAACAGGACATTCTAAAAGGTATGTATAATGCCGAATTATTCGGCAAAGATGAAGAGGCCGCATTGAAATATAATGATATGGCTGATCGCCTAACCTTATACGCACATATAAATAAAGATTTTACAAAACAGGAAATGGACGAATTCTTTGAACAGCTTACCGCCGAGCATGAAAAGAAATGGTGGCTTGGTTGGCTTAAATGGATACAGCCTCCGCAGGAGATTTTGGGTCAAACGTTTAGGAGATACCGTCAGCAAAGAAAACTCGAAGGACTTAAGGGGCAAGCCCAAACACAGACAGTTGAAAACAGAACAGACGAAGAACTCTTGAAAACAATGATGAGCGAGTAATATGCCCACACTTGTCGAAAAATCAGCCGCCTTAGACGAACTCGAGCGCAGGCATGGGGCAAGCCTTGAGTTGGATGAACTGCGAAGAAGATACGCTTTGCCGGAAGATGAGATTGATGGAACGAAGATAAAGGCTGACATCCCCGCTGGCGATAATCTGATTGACAAACAACCGAGCTACAGACGTATCTACGAAGATATTCTATCCGGCAAAGAAGATTGGGATTCATACATACCGGCAAATAAAAGGACACAGTTGCAGGCCGCGTTCCCTAACAACTATGAAGAAAACAGCAAGCGATTGGTAAACTCGGCTTATTTTGCCGACCAACTTGGAATAGATATAGAGTCTGCTTATATAACACACGATCAACTTGCCAATACGCTCTTGAAAGAAAAAACGCCCGGACGTGCTTTCGAGCGCATAAAAAACAGATTCAACAATGGCCGAGTTCAGGTTCAGGTAATGGACATGGGCTACAATCTTGTGCTTGGCAGAGGCGATGAGGAGGAAACACTCAAGGCAATAGAACGTCTCAGGGGGCAACTAACGCCGGATGCCAGACAGGATTTACGCAATCTCGGCGAACAAATGATGGGAGCAACCGCCGAGCAACTGCCCTTTATGTGGGAGGCAATAAAGGCTTCTCCCTGGGGCGCTGCGTCCGGGGGTTTGATTGGCGCCTTGATGGCAACGGTGGCGGGTCAGGCAGGGCCACAGGTGGCGACACTTGAAGAAGTAGTTACCGTGCCAGCCGGCACAATGCTCGGCATAAAAGTAGGTGGTGGGCTTGCCGCCGCTAATCGTATTCGACAACTTGAAGCCGGTGGCATGTACCTCGAACTGCTCGATATGAAAGATGATCTTGGCAGAAAGATAGACCCGCGAATAGCCAAGGTAACTGCTCACGCAGTCGGCGTCATAAACGGAGGAATAGAACTTGCTGAATGGGCGATCATCTTATCTACGTTCGGGATAGGAACAAAAGTCTTTGAAAAAGCGGCTTCGAAGGCAACGGCAAAATTATTTGCCAAAGGAACCTTGAAGCAAATAGCGGCCAAATACGCCCTAAAGTTCTCGGTAGCTTTATCGGGTGAAGTTCTACAGGAGAATTGGCAGGAATCTAACAATATCGTCTTTGGCGAACTTGCCAAAGCAATCAACAATGAAACCAAAGGCACGGATATAAAGCATATAACCAAAGAAGAACTACTGAATCGGTATTATCAAATTACCACCGAATCCCTAAAAGGCTTTCCTTTGCTTCTGGCGCCCGGGACGATCATCTCTGGAGCAAGAGAGGTCGTAACCAGGCCAAAAGCAGCCAAGAAGGGGGCGCCAGTGGTCGAAGGGCCTGCTGAAGCACCCATGGCCCCCAAAGCGCCAGAGGCGAAGGTGGAGCCTGTGAGAGCAAAAAAGGTAGATATTACCAAGCCATTTGTGAGCGACACAAGCAAAGTGTCCACTAAGGAGGATAAAGCCAAGGCAGAAGAAGAAGAAAAGAAATTTAAGGTAGAGCCAGGCGAGGGCAAATATAAGGTATATGAAGTGGGCGAAGCGGACACGGAAGCGTTTTGGTGGGAAACTAATAATAAAGAAGCAGCGGACGCTTTTGCCGCCACCTATAGTGAGAGCATGTTCACTATGGGTACATTCGAGGTTCGTGAGTCTTTGGAAGAAGTAGAATTTACCCCACAGGAGAAAGCCGACCTCGCTCAACTTGAGGCTTTGCCGACAGAAGAATACAAACCATCAGGCCGCAAGCCCACCAAGGCAGTGAGAGAGTTCCTTACCCCCGGCTCAACAGTTGAGAAGGTTGTTGCTGAGTCCAAAGCGTTGCAAGCTGCAATGAAAAAGGCCGCTCAAGCTGCACGAAAAGCCTTTGTTGAAGGCAAAAAAACAGGGATCGCCAAAGCTAAACAGCATTACGCAGACTTGAAAGCGGCTGAAAAAGCCCGCAAGGAATTGAAGTCGCGTATCGGGAAGGCCGTAAAAAGGATAACAAAAAAGCCTTCAAAGACTGTTGGTTTTTTCTACCGTGAGGCCATCGAGGTTCTTCAGCAAGGGATAGACCCCAAATTCAGAGCTAAAAAGACATTGGCTCAGCGGCAAAAAACAAGGGAATTCCTCGAACGCGCAACGCCGGAACAACTAAAAGACTTCCCACAAAAACTTGCACGGAAACTTGCTCAGAAAGATTTGGCACAATACACAGTTGAGGAACTTGAGCAGATTGCCGCCGACATCACAAAACTTGAAAAGATAGGCAGAACAAAGAAGAAGGCCCGGCTTGCTGTTGAAAAAGCTACGAGAGAAAAGAATGTAACGCAATTAACCAAGAGCGCCGCCAAAGTAGCACCTATTGAACCGGCCCCTAAAGGCATTGATTTTAGCGGAGAAGGAATCCTTGAAGCAATGAAGGCCGGTTATCTGTGGACATTACGAATGCCCCGGATATTTGATTGGCTGGACGGCAAGAAAGGTACATTTGGTGGCTTGTGGCACAGGCTGTTTTATGATCAGGTTAACCAACTAACAAACGCCGAGCTTACTCAGACAGACTCAAGAACCGAATCCGGTGCATCGAAGATGAAAGAATTAGGTATCACGGTAAACGATTTGACCGAGGTAACAGATTTTTCAGAATTACAAAACGGCCTTGCCCTGACCACAGAACAACAAATGGGGATATACGCCGGTCTCAAAAACAGGCTATCGACCGATGCTATTGTCAACGGTAATAAAATAACCCTGAAAGCCGCAAATGCCGTGGTAACTAATCTGGCCCAGAAATACAAAGGCATGGCCGATTTTGTCATTGAAGAATACGGAGAACATTACAACAAGCTGAGACAAGCTCACATCGAAGCAACGGACACCGATTTGGGGCAAGAAGATTTTTATACAGCGATGATTCGTCTTGAGAAAAACGACCACGCGGTTAATGCGGACATGACAGACCAACTTCTCCAGCGCCACGGATTAAAAAGAGGCTACGCGGCAAAAGGCTTTACTATCGACCGAAAAGTGATTGCGCCTGAACACCAGAAGCCTATTGATATACGCCTTGTCTCTGTTTGGCAAAGCCAGGTAGCAAAACAGGAACATTACATACACTTTGCCAAGCCGTTACAAAACCTTCGCAAGATGCTCAGCGATAAAGAAGTCAAAAAAGCAGTTGAGGAAACATTAGGCAAACAGGGCTGGGGTTTGATTGATAACTATCTCAGTCGTGTAGCAAATCCATCTCTTTACAACGGATTTGACGGCGGGCTAAGAACAGCCTCACGAACTTTACGAGGCAATGTAGCCACAGCTTATCTTGCCCTCAATCTTATGACGTTAGGCAAACAAATACCTTCTTTAATTTTATATGCTAAAGATGCAGGGCCAGCCGCCCTGATGAGTTCTATGACTGATTTCGCACAAAATCCACGGCAAATGTGGGATATGGTCAGAGAAAAAGACCCACAGGTTAAACACGCCTTCATCGAACGCGAATTAGCCGAACTCAGGCAGGCTACAGCAAGCATAAAAGATAAGACTATCTTGGATAAATACATCAAGATTACCGCCCAGGTAGGTGACAAAGGAATGATCGGCATTAAGTTTGTTGATGGCATTGTTCGGACAATAGGCTGGAATGCGGTTTACCAAAAAGCCAGACAGCAGGGATTAAGTGAAGCCGAATCAATCCGGTTGGCTCAAAATGCAACCCTGAGAACGCAACCAGCCGCCGCCGCAAAAGATGTTGCTCAGCTTTACGCTACAGACGAAATACTAAACTGGTTTACGATGTTCACTAATCAGTTAAATAATCTCTGGAACATAACCACTTATGATACCTTTGCGTATTGGAGCAACAAAAAATACCAAGATGTAGCGATGAGCTTAATGGCTGTTTCTTTGAACGCCCTGGCTATATGGATGCTCGTTAATAAAAAGTTGCCTGAAGATGAGGATGATTTGCTCGATGTCGCAACAGATCAGGTATTAAATATGCTACCCCTTGTCGGCGCTGGGGCAATGACAGGCAAAAGGGGATGGGGGACAGTTACGCCACCGCCGATAGAAGCTGTAATAGCAACAACCGCTATTCTTTCAGCCAAGGACAAAGAAAAGGCCGCTACCGAAGCGTTGGAGAAGTCTTTGGTTTTGACAGGCGCTCCCGTAGTGGCTATAAAAAGAACAGGGAAGTTCCTTGAAACAGGCAAGGCGATAGAACTTATCGGTGGCAGAAAGAAAGAGAAAAAAATCAGCTTTTAAGAGAATCTAATTATGCTAATTGATCCAATATATGACCCGATACCTCCGCTGGAAAACAATAAAATCCTGACCAACGATGGGAGATTGCTGAAATGGACGGACACGCCTACGCTTGCAGATTTGATTCTTACGGATTGGCAATATGGCTCTCCAACTTATGAGAGCCTTCACGACTGGATGAGCATTGCACAATCATCAGGTCTGATTTCGGGCGGAGTAATATCAGACGCTACCGGAGGGAATATAAACGTAGCGGCGGGTTGTGGGATTGCGAAAACAGCGGACACCGAAATAAGCCCGAACGTCTTTGTTGATTTCGCGGCTCGAAGTGGAATTGCAATAGCTTCCGGCTCAAGGCATACGGTTTATGTAGATTATGATGCCTCTCCACAAGTTTTGGTTACTACAACGCCCGGCTCTACGATTGACCACACAACCAAGTTCGCTATCGGTTCGGTTTTTTATGACGGTGCACACATGCACATCTTAAACGAGGCTGGCACAAGAACTTATAACCTCGCCCGACGCGCCCACCACAGGGCAAGGCAATTAAGGGGCTTTGAGCGAGCCTCTGGTTTGGTTATTACAGACGAAGCGACATTGCATTTTTCGATAAGTAGCGGCGTGATATACGCAGGGCTTAACCAGATAGATATTACAGGCATAGACACTTCCGACACGGACACTTTTGCTGCTTGGTATTACGATGGTGATTTAGGTGGCGGTGCGGACTGGGTTGAAACTACAGGTAACACCCAACTTGACGCGGTTCAATACAATGCGGTTGCAACCGGATTAGCAAACTTAACGAGTAAGAGGTACGGTGTCCATTGGATTTTCATGGACGTTGACAGTCATTGTAACGTGCTTTATGGGCAGGGAAACTACACTTTAACTCAGGCCCAAAATGCTACACTGCCCGCTTCTTTGCCGCCACTTCTGAGCCAGTTTGCTATTTTGGTGGCAAGGGTCATTGTGCAGGAAGGTGAAACCGAGATAATAGAACTCGCCACTGCTTTTGAAACTGTCTTTGCTTTAACCTCACCAACCGACCACGGCGAACTAACGGGCTTGACCGGACAGGGTGTGGGTGGCGGTGCCGATGACCACGGATTAGGAAGTAACGACTCTCCTATTTTTGACAGCTTGGCTCTTGGTGGAGACCCTTCTATAATTTCCTCGGCGAATGAGATAATAATTGCACCTTCTGGTGATGAGGATGATTATTTAGAATTTAGCACTACTGATAATATCCCGATTATAAAAAGAATAGGTGGGCGGGTACTTTTTCTTGAATCAGACGACCCAGATTTTATAGATTTAGTATTATATAAGGACGGCTCTAATCTTCTCAACCTCACGTGGAGTGCAGCCGAATCCATCATTGGGTCAACCGCTCCTATTAGCTTACAGAGTAGTAACAACCAGATTGATTATATCCAACTCACCACAGTTGACAATGTTCCAATAATAGGCACTGTCGGCGACTGTGATTTGAAAATAACCTCATCGAGTGGCGAGATAGATTTTGATGATGAGAATTTAACGACTACCAGCACTATAACAGCAGAACAACTAACATCAACGGACGATATAACAATGCAAGGGCATTTATTAACAATGGGTGATGCAGGTGCTGACACTGACAGTGTCCTTAGTTTCTTGGGCTTGGCAAATAGTGATAGTATCTCTTATGACCCAGCTCAAGACAGGTTTCTTTTTGGAACTGGAGAGACAGAGATACGTGCTGGGGGAATGCAAATAAAAAACGCTGGGATCCATATTCCTGGGGACGTTTTCTTTATTGAATGGAGTGCTGGTTCTGACAAAGTGTTATTTACACAAGTAGCGGGGCCAGTAGACACGGTTAGCCCTGCCCAGGGGGATGTAATAGATGTAGGCTATGACGATGGAAGCACAACCGACTCATTTAGAACCTACTATGCTTCCACCAGTTTTGTAGTCGGCAATACTACACTTTCTCAGGGGTTGCTTACAGACACAAGTGGTGTGTTTCAAATAGGTGGAACATTGACTGTTGGTGAAATTAAAACAGGTGTATCCGGTGTAACCATAAATAGTGGAGGGGTAGATGGACATATTTACTTTACAACCACAGGGGATGATGGTGATTTACAGTACGATTTCAGCAAAGATAGATTGATTTGGAACAACAAGCAGTTTCAAATTTTAGGGGACGGAACTACTGCTCAGTTTATTGCAGGAAATGTCGTAGCCTTTGAGAAACTGGACGCAAACACACATTTTGGTTTCATGCCTCTCGGTGGACTTGTAGACGGATTTAGGTTTTTTGAGGGCAGTGTAGAAGGAAGAAACAGACCTGTCAGACTTTATGGCTATCCAACAGGGGATGCTTTACAATACGGACAACTTCAAATAGTTGCCGGTGCAGGTGCAAATACTAAGTTTCAAATTACCGCACAGAGCGGAGAGATCGACTTCGATAATGAAAACTTAACGTCCTCTGGTATCATGGATGCCGGAAGTTATAAAGTTGGCGGCGTTGCCGGCATAGATTTTAACGGTGCAGTAACAAATATAACCGTGGTAAAAGGAATTGTAACAAGTGCAAGTTAAAGGAAACCGAATATGGCAAAAAGAAACAACAAGAAGACCACAAAAAAGACTGTAAACATTGCGCCACAACGCAAAATCGGAGATATGCCGAGCGAAGAACTGGCCCTGCTTCTGGGCGAGCAGTACAAAATGGTAATGCAATCACAGAATAATATTACTGCAATCAACAGCGTTCTTGAGCAACGGGGAGCGGCATTAGCAAAGAAAGCGACAGAAGATGGAAAACATTGAGATTGAAAGACTTGCTGAGCTAATAGCAATAAAAACATCTGAGAAGTATTTGGAAATAACTAAAGAGTTTACCAGAACTCAGATATATCTTCACTCGGCACAGTGTGAAGCTAAAAAGTTTGGGTCTATCAAAAATCTTGTATCGGGTATATTGGGAGGGGTTGTTGTCGGTGTTATAATCTGGCTTATAAGAAATTGATTTTCATCATTTCCTCTTCCGAAAGGCTGCGTTGTTGGCATGGGTCAACTTCGCAGCTTTTTTATTTATATCTCCTCCCTTACCTGTAACTGCTCGGGGAATTTGTCCGGGTCGTGAGATACCTTGCCCTTGATATTTACCTGTTTGACATACAGCTTCACGCCCGCTGCCTTGCATTGTTCGGCTAAACTTATCATCCAGTCCCGCTTGCAGGGGCGGCGATTCGGGCCGGACTCACAGCCTACTACTACATGGTCAATGCCTTCAAGGTTCAGTTCGCCCAAATCTTCAAGTAACGGCTCGATTGATAACCACCGATGGGCCGCTGGAATTTGCACGAGAATATCTCTTTTAGGCTTTTCGGCTTGGTTACAGATAGTAGTGCCGAGATAGACGTTGGGGAGAGGAAATTCATATAAGCCACTCCACGCCACTTTATGTATAACCCTTACGTGCTCAATGTATTCCGCCATTCGCTCAGGTCGTTTGGTTAATACGAGATATTTATGTTGCGTGGCCTTGCATATCATTCTGTTGAACATCTTATCTACAAACTCAAACGGCACGCTCGGATGAAACAAGTCGCCCATCGATACCGGGAATATCACGCGGGGTTTTTTCCAGTGCAGCGGAATATCAAGGGCTTTTTCGACAAGAGACACTTCACCCGTCCAGCCGTTCTTATCTACTACGTCCTGGTATTGAGAAATACCCATTCCCTTCAATCGCTTCGCCATACGTTCAGCATAGCAATTCAAACAACCCGGACTGCATTTAGTACAACCGCATATCGGATTCCAAGTTTCTTCACACCATGCAATTTTCGTGCTCATTGCTTTCTCATCACCAGATCATACAAATCCTGGGGCGAACACTTTTTCCCATCCCACCGCGACAAGCCACCAATCCATCTAAAACCCAATTTTCTCCTGAATGTCTCGGAGCAATAATCCTTGCGCGGGTCCTGTTTTATAAGGCCGAAGGTAGGCCAGGCAAGCAAACCAGCCCAATCATATTCAATCCGGCCATCATCCAATTCGCATAACAGGAACAACCGTTCAACTTGATATGGAGCGAGATTCGATGGTACTATATCCCATTTATCAGGATTGCCGGATATATTTTCAGAGACGAAACCTCTGGCCGTGGAATGAAAACTCAAAGTTTTGTCAATGTGATACTCCGTAAATCGGCCCGCCACATGACAATAATCACTTTTGGTGAACCAACCAATTAGGTGTGAAACAGGGTTCTTTTTGCCTTCGATTTTTCGGAATAACAGTTCAAATTTCATGGAGTTTTCCTTTCAATTACAAACCGTCATTATAAAAAGCCAGGCGAAGTTTAGCAACAACGCCCGACTTTCGGAGGGGAGAAAAATGCCAGCGGGCAGGATTGGCCACCACCCGCTACCTGCTATGGAATGCATTATAAGGTCTCAGTGTACCCCTTATCGCCTGTTCCACGAGCGTTTCACACACGCCGCCGCTGGCACTCTAACTATTAACTTGTAAAATAGCCGCCCCCGCCGAATGGAGGATTACCACGACGAAGGCGACTCACCCAGAGTAGTAAGGAGGAAGTTATGCCGATTCTGCCTTTTCGTCTTTGACCTTGACCAATTCATCGCGCGGCGTAATAGAGACCGTTACGCCATTATGCTTGAACTTGATTACGCCACCTTTGAGGGGTTGTAGCTTTGCGGCTTTTACAAGGTCGATAAGCTGCCCTTTCAGTTTGACTTCCTCAGCCAAAGCCGCTTGACGAGCAGCCGAAGCCTTTTTGTAGCGCCGTGCCAACGCTATAATAGGCTTAGCGTTTTCCGGCGATACATCAATCAAATCAAGCTGCTTGCCGCTTTCCTTCTTTTTCTTTGCCATTCAAAATCTCCTTTTGTTATAAACTTTCTTCGTGTATTAGGGGGTTCACAAGAACCGTAATTACAACACCGGGGTCTTTTTCCACATATATCTTAGTAATATCGCCAGATACAATTTGAGAATCATCTTTCCAAAGTATCCCTGTAAGTGCATCCTCGGTTGACCGCATAACTTTAGTTCTATCCGGCCTGCCCGTTGGATAAAGTGGGGCCGAGTCTTTTACATGGCCTGCGTTCCGACCTGTCCCGTAATGACTTTTAGGCCGCAAGAAACGAAATTGAAAATCCACACTAAGCGGGCCTTTCAATACCTCTCCATCGTATTCAGCCCGCACACAACCCGCAACCTCTTGCATCCAAGGCTTTGTTTTCTTGCTGGCAGGCGCCATCATTACACGCTTCAACTTTGGATTATAAAACCCTGTTTTACTTCCACCGGGCGCCGGGACGCCTGGCACGAAAAATTTGAGTGGATTGGCTTCGCTCATTCTTTAGCCTCCCATTTGCCACTCGCCACAAAAGTCGGTTGGTTCTGCGTCGGGCCATGCAGAACTATAAACTCCTTCGCGTTCATTGGTAATTATTCTGGGGGCATTTTTATGGCAATCACCATTCGTTGTATTGTTTATGGCCTTTTGCCACTTTTTCCAGAACCTACAATTTCTGCATGTGCCATTCATTCTTTGGCCTCATTACTCTGTTGGCTCTTCTTTACTATGCCTGTCAACAACATCCCAATTCAGACAGTATGGACATTGGAACAAGCCGCCTTTTTCTTTCGCTTCGGCGAACTCACGGTCGCAATCAGGGCAGATAAAGCGGACTTCCCGTATCTCATCAGCCGGTTTGGCTGGCTCCGGTTCTGGTTGTGAATCGGGTTTCTTACGGGTTGTCCGCTTTCCTTTCTTTTCCTTTTCCTTTTCCTTCTTTTCGGGTTCCGCTGTTTCCGCTGGCTCCTCAATAACCTTTGACTCCACAGGCTTGCTGAGTTTTCCTTCCAGCGGCGAAACAGGTCTTTTTCGCTCAGGCTCACCAATATCCTGCAACTCCTGGACAGTGGGAAAGCCGAATGTAACTTCCGGGCAATAAGCTCTTGCCAAAAATACCGCCGATCTGTATCGAAACATTTGTGCGGGGAGCGTTTTCCACTTTGAACCTGCTTTTTTACTCCATCCTTCCGCTTCAACCATTTTCCAGGTAATCGTTGCACTGCAAACATTGCCTGTCACTTTATGGGTGGCGAAGGCGGTGCATTTTTTTGGGTTTTCTTCGTCGTCAAACTCCCACTCGATAGGGCCGGTAAAGGGGCCACGGGTATTCACCAACGCAATCACCAGCTTGCCTTCCATCCCTGGCCTGCCTCCTACGATGTAAGTGTTCTGCATGAGCATCAGTGGTTCCAGGTCCAATCGCATTGCCATCTGGATTGTAAGCATACAGTTTTCCGGCTTATTCTTGTAGTGAATCGGAACTAAATCGCTCCGCGAAAACATAGTTGCAACGCGGTGTAAATGATTGAATCGGGAAGTGTCCATGAGTGCGGAAAACGAACTGTCATCAACCGAAACGAGTTCGTGTTTGCCGGATTCCAAAGCCGTAATTCTTTTTTGAGTTTGAGTTTCTTCTGACATCATTATCCTTTCTTAAAGTTATTATTGCAGGCCGTGGGTACGGCTCATAAAAATATCCCATGTTGGTTTTCAAGCATTGTTACTATTTGGCCGACAAGATAATCTTGGAAGCCTCTTGAGTCGTCCGACTGGTCAGATTCCAAGTGGGCACACTCCTCGATTATCGTTGTTACTATCCTCTTTTTGCCCATATCAAACAGTTTCGCCGAAAGAAGTATCTTGCCCTTTTTAGCCATACCCAAAATCTTTTTGTCATTAAAAATCGCAAGACGGATATCATAAGGAATCGAGAGCTTTACTTCTTCTAAAAAACTCATACATTCTTTGAGAAGATAAGCCTGCCTCGCGTCCATTTCTGCTATGCAGTATTGACCATACGAATCCATTTCCTCAGTAGCCACAGTTATTGCATCGCCAAATGTTTCCTTAAGGCAGCGCATTAGAGTGATATTTACTATTACAGCGTTTGGTTTTTCGGTTATCCTGGGAAACCATCCCGCGAATTGTTGGGGGACTAAGATTTTGTCTTTGAAATATTCCAACCAAATATTAGAAAATTCGGCATAGTTCCAGTCGGCGAGATTCTCTATGCAAGCCTCAGTTTCTTTTGGTACCTTATACAGTCTTACAAGCCTTGTTATCATCTGGTTAGTGGCGTACTTACCCCACAGTTTAGCAATCCCTTCTTTTATCTCCCAAGAATATTTTGCCGTCCGGCTTTCAGAAATGTCTATTTTTGAGAAGTCATAATCATACAGCGAATCAAATTTTTCGTCCCAACATCTTATACCCTTACGGTACACATTGACTTTGTCGCCTATAGATTCGTAAATCTTGCAACAATCCCCCACTATTGGCTTTCTGTTGTGGGCAAAATACTTATCCCAATTATCAATTATATATTGCACGTCTTTGTTTTCGATAGGGATATAAAAAGACGTTGTGCCTTTTTTGGGTTCAATAGAATTAACTATCTCGTGGCTTGGCTCCGATTCATCCAGTGCGTTGCAGAAGATTTCCCGCACAGCCTGCCACGCCTTCCAATCAACGCCCATAGAGGTTGTTAGGCTTGTTTTTTTACCACAGACAGATACTATATTGAATGGTTGCCCTCGAAAGATTTCAGACTCTACAGTTATAGGAAATTCTTTCTTGCCAGAGTATACTTTCAATCCGACATTGTCTCTTAACAAAACCGCTATGGCATATTTCAAGCCCGAACCGAAATAACCAATTTTGGAGTTATCGTCCCGCTTAGTGCAAGCGCCGATTAGCCGAAAAGCGTTTACATCTATTTCTGTATTGTTGCTGATTTTTAGATACTTCATCTTACCTTTCCTCTAAAGTTCATAAGGGCTCCACCCGGCCTTTTCCAAAGCCGCTAATGGCATTTCCAAAATCTCTATTTGGTCTGAGTGCATAGGCCATCGCCCGCTCTCGATACATTCTTTGTATATGGTCAACGCTTTTCGGGCCGCTTTCTTGCCGGTTTCAATAGTCTTATCGCCGAGTTCATAAGAGGCATGAACATACGGCTTTTCTTTTTCGATGGCAAAAATAGCCATATTAGGCTCATCGCCGGTCAATGCTTTGTACCCCATCGCGTAAAAACCAAGCTGCTGATAATACATAAACCGATATATCGCCCAACCGAAACCAAACGGGCTGCAATCGGCTGCGCTTTTCAGATCGGTTATCATCGGAATATCCACGTTGAGATAATCCAGCCTCGCCTTGCATAGTAATCCTGTTATTTTATCTTCCCACACAAGGCAAACCTGAGATTTGCCATCCCGAATCAATCGAATAGCCCTTGATTCGGATACAAACGAGTATATTTCTTGTATCTTTTCGTAATCTGTTTCACGGATAATTTCTTGCCCAGGTTTCAGTTTTGCTTCAAATTCAGCCTTGATTGCTTTGCCTTTTTTTGTTCGTCCATCAGCGTCCGGCATAACCGAATATATTTCAAAGAACCTTAAAGGCTCAAGGATATAGGCATCGACCGCTCTGCCGAATGTAAGAGCCGGCGTTTCCTTTCTGCCGTGCAGCAAATAATACATGCAGTGCGCCGGGCACTTCGTAGGGTCTGTCAGGATTTTCAAGGCGGAATTATTGATTGCATCCCACTCCACATAATCAGAAAAGAGAATGCCTTCGTAGATTCCGGGCTTAATCTGTACTGGCATTTTCTGTTTCCTTAAACTTATCAAGCCATTCTTCGACTTTTTCCTTACTTCCCCAACAATCCGAAGGCAAGTCATGGTAAATATGGCCACAAATTTCAAATAGCCCTATGGCATTATGCCTGTCCGCTCTGCACATAACCTCAAACAAATCATTGGTAAGAATAGCGTGTAAAAATCCGCCTGTTTTTATGCCGCTATTTACATATCTATCTAAAGCAGCTTTTATCAATTCTGGTACTGGCATAGTTCCTCTTAATTTATGGCTGGCCTAAGCAAATCAATTCGCTTTTAATAACCATCATTTCCTCGGCTCCGTTCGGTAAGGCCAGCCTGACCTGTTTCATTTCAAATAGGCGGGGCAGGAATCGAACCTGCGACTTCCGGGCCCGTGCCCGGCGCTCTCCCATTACTGAGCTACCCGCCCTTCTTCTCAGTCATAAATAATATCCCCGTACTCGTCTCTGTTGAGTGCGTTGTAAGCGTTAATTAGTCGAGCCTCCTCTTTGTGGCCCATTGCAAGTAAACCGTACCCAAAAGAACCTTTTCGGACAAAAGTGGTTAGCTTGCAATCAGGGCACGGGGGATTCAGCAAAACAAATTCGCCCCCTGCCGGGTAGCGTACCTTCTCGCCTTGAAATATCTTCCCGCATTTTAGACAAGTGAATTCCTCCGTCATTTCCATTTCAAAAGCTGTCCATTAAACTATGTTAGCCCCGACAACGCCTCTTTGCCTACAACTTCTATGTAAGCTGTTTGTGGGTCGGTTTCATAATCATAGCGGACGGGCAAACCGCCAATTCCTTTTCCGCCATAACTGCTTTGTGCTCCGGCAGTGTGCGCAAAATAGCAGACACTGTATCGCGGTGCGTTTTGCATTCAGGATGATTCTCAATAAACAGTTGATAAGTCTCAGCGTAAATCCCGTCCAACTTTACTTGCAGATTGATATTTTTCGCGTCCATGTTTGTCCTTTCCAAATGATTTAGCCAGAGCCAGAGCCAGAGCCATAGCCAGAGCCAGAGCCATAGCCAGAGCCATCGCCATAGCCATCGCCATCGCCATCGCCATCGCCATAGCCATAGCCAGAGCCAGAGCCAGAGCCAGAGCCATAGCCATAGCCAGAGCCAGAGCCATCGCCATAGCCATCGCCATCGCCATCGCCATAGCCATAGCCAGAGCCAGAGCCATAGCCAGAGCCAGAGCCATAGCCAGAGCCAGAGCCAGAGCCATAGCCATAGCCATCGTTACCTATACTTTCCATATCGGAACCTCTGCTATGCTTTCGATAGCTGTTAGGGTGCAAGGGAGAACTTCTATTGCTTCGGTTAAAAGAACCGATTTAACTATACATGGAAATTTGCAATCATCGGGCCGAGCAACCCCTTCCATCGCTAATTGCGACAAGGAGGCGGCGCCAGACCATTTCCAGAGACGCCTTGCGTTTTTCAGTTCGACCTCTTTGTTTTCGCGCCTGTGAATATACCCTGCGAATACTCCCGCCGAATACGTTCTAACAATTACATAATCACCGAGGACGATAAGAGATTTTTGTTCGGTTACTTCTGTTTCACACATTGCCATTTTCCTTTCTGTTTGATTTCTCCTGATATTTCAAATAGCACTCTAACAAAATACGCATTGAAAAAGCAAGAGAAAAACAATAAATAATAATATATTTTGTGCAAAACCTTGTTTTTAGGGTCTTAAGCTGGCTTTATCCCTCATGGATTTCCATGTCTCTTTTAGGGAATTCGACCAACAAAACCAACCAAGCAATTTCGCTCCATGTTTCCATTTTTATCTTACTCACCATAAATTCCCGCTCTGCTTTAAGAAGCTGAGGCGCAGTATTTTTGATTTCTTTCCAGAAGTTCTTCTGTTGAGATTTCGAGAGGGTAAGGACACGCTCAGGGATTTCGTGTTTTGCAGTTTTCCGAGTGAGATTGAACCGCCAACTGTTAGCGATTATGCGCTTCTCAGTTTGTGCCTGGTTAAATGCAAGGTCTAATGCTGCCTGTGGTTTGAATACTGTCAACCATTCGTGGGATACGGTTAGCCGATGCTTAAAGCCTTCAACGTCCTGCTCTACAACAACATTAGACAAATTACATTGTGCTCTGCGAATAACCTTTACGGGCACAATCGCATTAGGGTCTCCTGTGTACGAACCATTTTGCAGAACCAAATACAACATTTGTCCGCGTTTGATTTTCTTGTAGTCCATAATTTCTTCTTTCTGCCCGTGGGCGGTTAAGCTCGTACTGTTTGCAAGGTCCGAGCCTTAATCCAGCTACTATCGGCGAGTTGTACGTAACTACCACACCAAATTGCCAAATTATAATCAAAGATATTAACTCTTTTGATTTTTCCATTAGGCAACATTACTTTTTTAGTTCTATCAATCAAAGAAGTTGTCATTTTCAAACCTCACTTTCTGCCGCCTTGATTGCGGCTTTGAGGATTTTCTTGAAAGCCTGCCTGTTTTCGTGTTCGGATTGCAAGGTTGCGGGCCGCAAGCAGTCCAAAAACATCAGACCACCCTCACACGCCGCCAACAGGTCAGCATTGACAGGGTTTGTCTTATTACCGCCATTGAGATAGGCCACTCGTTGAGCAGCATCGTCCCGTTTATCCCAATCGCTCTCAGGCTGAAATTTTCCCTGCGGGTCGTAAAAGCCTACCGTCCAAAGTTTCGGTTCTGTTTTAATATATACATACATCTTCAACCTCGTTTTCATTTTACTTTTTCAGCATTACCCCGGATTCTATCGCCTGGAGCATTGCCCGCATGTTATTTCGATACGTTTGTGCTAAGCGGACATACGCTGTCATCTCCTGCCCGTTAAGTCCTTCTTTTGTCGCTATTTCCCTGCAACGCTTTGCAAACGGCTTAGCCAAATCACGCCTTGCCAAGTCAATCCTTACGCAGCGTGAAAGCAGCGGCGCCGTATCTTCACTGCCGTCAAATAGTAGCTCCTGACCTTCGATGGTTGTCGTGAAGATAAAGCAAACATACGAAGGCAAGCGCTCTAACATAACCAACAATTGACGGATCGCCCGCTTACTCAGGCCCCACGAGTGTATAACAAGTACAATAACCGCCTCGGACTTCGTAATCATTCTCAGCGCGCCTGCGAAGCCACGCCTCATAAAAACACGAGCACTCAGGGGAGCACGGCAAGTTCCTGAGAGGACAAAGTTTTGAAAGAGAATCGTTGTTCGTTTCCGCTCTCTTTACTTCAGCTTCTTTCTTATTCATAATCTCCCCTTCAATTAAGTTTAACACAACGCCAAAAAGAAACCAACAATCGACCAAAACCATTCTTTACCCGTCAAGTTCTTAAACATTTCAATCCCCTTCAATTAAAACCCTTAGCATAATAGTAATTCACCTTTGGCTCTGATTGTATAGTGTTGTGTAATAAGCCACCATACCAAAGAAAGCCACACCACCAAAAAAGATTAGCCAGTCATTCATAATCCAATCCCCTTTCGATAGTTAAGGTATTAGCGTAACGCTGTTTGATACGCCGCCAAACCAAAGAGTCAGCGTAACTAAAATCGTCAGCCACGTAATGTAATACCAATCATTCTTTTCTGTTTGCTTACTCATTTTCGATCCCCTTCATAAAACCACTTAACCGAGCGCCGAATTAACGGCGCAAGGTTGAATAGTTTTAGTTTTCATGTACTTTTGTAACTAATGTCCGATTAAGCACATTAGCAAACTTCTCAAGTTCTTCGAGCACGTAATCATCTTCAACCGTACTCCCTCGGTCGGCTAAATCTATGCTACATTGCAAGGACTTCAATAACCCTTTTAATGTGCCGACGTTATTTCTTACTTTGCTGTGATACATAATCAATCCCCTCTATTAAGTTTCAAAATAACATTCAAATCACAAACAAAGTATAACATAATTGCAATGAAATAGCAAGTGAATAATAATATAATCACAATACATATCTATTATAATAGGACATCAAAAGCCCAACGCACCAAGTGTCCGATAATACCCTCAGTCCAACATTCAGAGAAGCTGTCAATGAGAAACCATATAAAAATAAAATAAAAATAAATTCCCAAGCACCATAATACAAAGAGACTTACAGCAATAGTCAAGATTATCGGACTTGACTGACACTTGGTTTTTACGTATAGCTAAAGACATTATGGGACGTGGTAGCCAACACAGGAAACTAACGCCAAAAGAAACACTCGCAATAGACTTCTATGCCAATCCAAAGAGCCCTTCATTCGGTAATAAAACAAAATCATACATTGCGGCTGGTTATAGTAATACAGCCTCAGTTATGCAATCTGCGTGCCGAATGTTCAATAAGGATAAGATAAAACACGCCATTGAACTGTATACCCCTCGCACACTCGCTAAAAGGGCTGAAATAAACAGAGAATATGCGTTTAATAAGTGGCAGGAGTTATATGATGTGTGTGAACAGAATGGAGACCGAACTAACTGCGTTGCACTAATGCGAATGGTTTGGCAACAACAGGGATTACTCGATAACAAACTCGTTATCAACCTCGAAGACTCACGTCAATTAGAGGAAGGGCACAGAGACGCAGCCAGGCGTATAGGAGCGCATCTATTAGAGGTAGGTATCTTAGATGCTAAGTTTGAGCCAATCACTAATAAGGATGAGGATGATCAGTCCGATAACAGTAGCTCCGATAATATCATCGACTCAACTGAATAAACACACATCGAATGTAACATAATAATTACTATCGGACGATCCGATAACATCACCACTCATGCGATCATCAAGCGGGTTATTATCAGACCACACGCACTTACTATTCAATAGCTGTTCGCACTCTGTTACATCACCACGTCGGGTGAGAATATCGGACTAAATAATATTATATGCGCGACCCCATGACCCCCATTTGATTGAGGCTTGATATATATATACCCCCACATCCTAACTTTCCTTGGTTTGTAAATTGCCGACCTCTTTTATCTTGAACCGCCATTTTATTTTTTCTCAGATTTGTATTGACAAATACATCGCAATATGTTATATAGGAATTTTATATTATTGATGAGGGTGTTTTGATGAAGCGACAAGCAGAAATTGAAAAGAGGCTACAAGCACAGGCCACCACGTATGGTGTTATAGGTTCGGGCGAAGATGGTTTTGCGATAAGCATAAACATATCTGCCATTGAATGTTTTGAAATTGTAGCGAGTTGGGGTAGAGGATGGGACCACGTTAGCGTCAAGATAGGTTTGCCGGACGATAACACTCGTATCCCGACATGGGAAGAAATGTGTAGCGTCAAGGAGTTGTTTTGGAGGCCGTCTGAGTGGGTGGTTCAATATCATCCTGGTATTGAGGAATACAAAAATTGCCATCCGCACGTTCTTCATTTGTGGAAACCACGGCATGGCGAGATTAAACGTCCGCCGCTCTCTATGGTTTAGAATTGTATTGACAAACTGTGTTACATATGTTATAGTAGTGAAATTGTTGTTATTTACGAAGATTGATAGGAGGTACTGAATGGCGAGAACATCTCACATAGACATCGGCAGGGAGATAGTTAATAGTGAATGGGGCCGAGAGGAAAAATCAGCCAAAGAAGTGATTCCGAAAATTGGCGATGATCGCCTACGTTTGGGCCTTCAGGCATATACGGCTTATCTCTTGAAAGATATATTACAGGAGATGAGACTTCTCACGGAACCCGCCAAAGAGAAAAAGCGTAAAGAGGAAAGCGAAAGAGTGGAAGGGCGAATAGCCCGAATAGCCAGAGCCAACGCAATTCATGAACAATTAAGAAAAAAGTTCAAAGGTGATATTGGTCCCATGTCGGCTCGGATAATCGAGGAAATAAAACCCCTTTATTTTCTGTATGGTTCGGACAAAAGATGGGAGAACGGGGTAAGGCGGGCGGACTACTTCCTTAAACACCCCGCCGAAAAATGGGGGGATAAGGAACTCTTGCAGATTCGCAAAGTAGGCAAAGTAATGCTTCGGAAATTCAGAGAGGAAATAAAACGGGATTGCACAAAACCCACTCAAAAATAGACATCGCTGAAATCCAAAGGCAATATGATAAGCATATGGAGAAGGCCAAGCGGGATGGTACTGGCAAGATGCTTGTGTGGGCTGTGCGTTTTATGCGGAAACACATAAAAGACTTCCCTTTTTGACAAATCATTTTCTATTTGTTATGGTACTTTTTATGGAGAACAGGAATAATGAAGACGGCGATAAATGGCAAGATATGTATCGCGTACAAAGAGCAAAGACTAACAACAAAGTATGCTCAATCGGGTTCAAGCCGCGTGAACAGAAATGGTACGGTTGGAGCCACAGAGCAACGTATGGCTTTGGTATTGGCGATATTGTTAGTGAGGGCGATTGCTGTGCATCGAGCGGCTGGACAGAAGAATATCTGGAAAAACATCCAGAAGAAAGATTGTATTTAGATGTCGGGTTTGAAGCGAAAACTTTAGATGATGCTAAGAAAATGGCGATTGCTTTTGCGGAGTCGGTATCTTAGTTTTTTTACGAGGAGCAGGAATAATGGCTTATAGAAATTTAACGCCAGAACAATTTGGTGCTGTAAAGGACGCAGCAGCAAAAATATGCAAGGCCAAGGGGTTGACCACCATAGGCGACTTTAAGCGTATCGGAAACCAAATTATAGATAGATTAGAAAGCAAAGCGTTGACTTTCGCTGATTTACTAATGGCAGAAATCCCGTTCGAGGAGCAAAAGCAATGAGTGATTTAATCCACATATCGAAAGAGCATTATCAGGATATCTACAATGCTTTGACTTGGATGATAACGGCCTTGGATTACTCAAAGAAAAACACGGGCTTAAACACCGAGGATTCGCCGGAAATGCAAAAAGTAAAGCAGGTACGGGATAAAGTAAGATCAGGCTACAAGCATGATATGTTCTGTACGGCCCCAGCCGGCGGTCCCTGCACCTGTGGCCAAGATCATAAACTTATTACAAAACCTTTGAAGACGGAAGATACGCCGTTGAGGAAGATACAATGACTATGCCCATTGACATAAAACACATCTTAGCCCTGTCCGCGGATGAGTGTAATGGTATAGAATTTGAAAAGGCTATGTTTCAGGTCTGGACTTCGTATGGTTATAGTTTGGAATCTTCTAATATTGCAGGTTGGCTTTTGAGTGTTGCCCAACCCATCCACTACATCATCGCCGCAATAGCAGCAGGGGAATCTGATGGCTAAGGAAAAGTGGAAACCCCGCCCTATCACTGCCGCGCGCACGAGGAGGTTTCAAGCGTGGCGTGATAAATATCGCAAGAAGCAGGCGGAGGCCATGGAAAAAGCTGAGGCGTTAGTAAAAGCGGGGGGCCTTCTTACTGAGAAGCAGTTTGGTTTTCTTAGCGTGGTTTTTAAGAACAGGCGTGGCCCGCGTCAAGATCAGATAGACGGAATTAACAGGATATGGAATAAGCTAAAGGATAGATGTGTGCTATCCACGAAAGGAGATTGAAGGAATGGGAAAATGTGGTGGAATAGATAACGACAAACTCAATGCGGTAATGGAAGCCTTTTCGGTTTCGGTGTAACGAGAGCCGATGTTACACCATACTGCTGAGCTTGGAAATAGACGACCTGCCCGACTCTATAAAGAGATAAGAAAAGCGAAAGAGGGCGATGAACACGATAAACATATATGAGCTTTTCATCACCCTCCTCCGAAAGGGCTCGGCTGCGGGAAACCGTGGTCGGGCCTGTAAATAAAAGCCTCACGTTGGGGCTTTAATCTCGGCGGTGTGTTAGCTGATTTCATGCCGCCGAGTATTCATTAACTTTTTTAAAAGGAGTTTGAAATGGACACAGGAGCAGTAACACAAGAGAGCGCTATGCAGAACGGAGTATCACTTGTGGCGAACAACCTTGAGGTTATCGACCAGAGGTTAAGTAGCTTGTTTAACCGACTCGAATCAGTTTGTTTGCCAAGCAAAGAAACCGCATCACCAATCAATGATGTAAAGCCTGTCGAGTCGCCCCTACTTAATCAATTGACGGGTATGAAAGCTCGGTCTGACAGAATTATCTTGTCGATGGATGAATTGTTGCAGCGTCTCCAGTGCTAACGGTTTCGCCCGCACCGTAAGCGGGCAGCAATTATAAAGGATAAGATATGAAACGGTGGTTAAGAGACTTTCTGCATAGGTATTATGCGAACAGATATAGCAAACAATGCAGAAATTGCAAATGGGGCATAATATTATCCGACAAGATACACTGTGTGGTTAAGCGTTTTCTTTATGATTTTTATAGTCTTGGGACTTGCAAATTTTATATCCGCAAATGGTGGAAATTCGGGAGGCCATAATGAAGAAGGTAGTATGCAAAAAAGCAAAGACTTTGCAGGACTGCAAGGTATTATTCAAAGATGGACAACCTTGCAAGCACAACGGTTGTCTTAGTCACCTGAGCCATCCCTGCGAAGGGTGTGGTAGAATAGCTGGGCGTGGCGACGTAACAGAAAATCCTTTTGAGAAAATGAAGCCATAATGAAAACAACACTCTGGATTATATTCGCATTTCTCTGCCCTACCTGTTCAGCCGTGCAGGAGGTCTGTGCTTCTGAATTGGATGTTATTGTTACGGCTGCTATTCGGAATAAGTGTACGGGCAAGGAGAACTTTAGAATACTCCTGGCGATAAGGCTACATGAGAACGGGCGCCCGGGGTTGGAGTTCGGCGTGATGCACCCGGACGCTAACGACTTATCTTCACAAGCTGGATGGGCGGCGGCAACGATAGTTAAAACACGACAGCGATGGCTCAGGGCGGGGCGCCCTTGCGACTTCATTACTTTTTTGGGTTTGAGATATTGCCCGCCGAAAGCCGCCCCCACGGGATTTGAGAATTGGGTGAGGAACGTAAAGCTATTTACAAAAGTGGAAGGCGGTGAATGATGGGGCTTAGATTCCTGAAAAAGCAGTTGGCACCGGATGATATTCGAAAACGCACTATCGGCGAATGGTACGATAAGATTTTCGGCTTTGGCGGGATGGTCCACAGATGGCGGTATTATCGAATCGAAACGGTTGTGACAAAAAAGAAGAGGCGATAATCAATGTTCTGGACAGGCTTCATAATCGGTTTATTTTCAGCGGCGCCGATAATCATTTTGGCCCTGGCTATATGTAAAGCAGCGAAAGGAAAATAATGAGCAACCTTGATATACCATACGCCAAAAAAATTACCACGATATATAATAATGAGTTTTGGTCTCAATGGTGTTGTGATTGTGGATTGAGACATTTGTATCATTTTAAGATTATTCGTGGCAAAACACCGGCGGACGATAAGGTGGAATTTATTATCGAACGCGATGATTGGGCCACCATTGCCGCAAAGACGATAGCTAAACTCAAGAAACAAATTAAGCGCCTGAAAGGAAAATAATATGAACATGGAAGAAAAGCGCAAGCTGTTATCAAAAATCCGAGAGCCGAAGCCGGGCAAACGCGACAAATTTATCATGTTGCGCGTGAGCGGGAAACAGAAGGCCGAAATACAAGAAACAGCGAAAAGACTAAGATGTAATGTGAGCCGGTATTTGTTGGGGCTGCATGGGGTTTTCGATGGGTAATGAAGATAAAATAATTCTTGATTTATACGGTGGTACGGGGGCTTGGAGTAAGCCCTACGCGGACGCAGGTTATGATGTGCGGGTGATTACGTTGCCAGAATTGGACATACGGGACGATACAATATTGGCTCTTTGTTTATCATTACGGCCTCATGGGATTTTGGCGGCATGTGATTGCTCAAAATTGTCGAACGCAGGAAGGTGTCGAGATAAGGGCCGTACTTTCAGGGACGCCATAGACGCGGTAGAGCTGGTAACAAAAGCATTGTATATAATCGCAATGTCAAATCCGAAATGGTGGGCCATAGAGAACCCTATTGGCTTAATGAAGCAACTGTTGGGCAAGCCACAATACAGCTTTCAACCTTGCGAATTTGGCCACAACTATACAAAGCAAACTTACCTTTGGGGCAACTTTACACCGATGTTCATTACTAAAAATGTTACGCCCCTTCCCACAAGTGAAAACCCAATTATGAAGCTCGGCGGTAAAAGTGAAAAGACAAAAAGACTTCGCAGCATAACCCCCTCCGGTTTTGCAAAAGCATTTTTTAAGGCCAATCAATAAAACGAGCATGGGAGATAAAGATGAAAAAGTTAACGACAAAACTAATTGTGGCCGTTGTGATTATTATGGCGGTAGGGGGTTGTCCTGGTGGCGGCTCGTCGGTCGTAAGATTTGTTCACGGGATGGACATTGTATTATATAACACTGGCGGCGAAGGGGATGAGGGCCTGGACGTATGGTACACGGATGGAGATGATGGGGTTTACGGAGCGGGGTTTGGCTATGTATGTCGTATAGAAAACGAGGGCATTCCTTTGGCTGGTATTCGGGTGGAGTGCCAAATCGTTTCTCATCACGACCCGCTGGATATTGGGGAGGATATATGGGACGAATACACCCCGAACGGAGAGAGGTATGGATATGTGCATTCTGTCCCGGAGGGCAGTTGGGATCGCAACGATGGAGTGGCAATAACTTATACAAACGCCGTGGGTGAGTGTGTGTTCCTGATAGGCTTAGGTGATCCTGATGTAGGCTTTGGAGGGCAAGACGTTGGTTACTCGTGGCCGGATGGCTCTGATGGCGTGTCATCGCTTGTTCAGGTGAGATTTAGAATTATGAAAGCATCGGGCGATATCGTGTCTGATTGTTATATGGTCTTTTTCAGGTCGCAGTATCAGGACTTCTGGGAGCCTTACGGGGGGATTTATGGGGCTTCTTTTTCTTCTTTGAATCCGTGGGATGGTTGGGCTAAAAGTTCAGACAAAAGTGGCGGTGGCGGCGAACCCAACCTGGGGCCGGTGGGAGAATTTGATTTGCCCGAAGTGGAGTTGATGGAAAAATGCCCGTATCCCGGACGACTGTTTGATAAAAGCGGCGCGCCTTCGCCGGATTGGATTGTGGTTTATGACTCGAATTGTGTTTTTATCCCCGGCCCTCTCGTTATCGACCCGAATTGCCCGTGGATTGTTGACCCGAATTGTATCTGGCCCGATGTTGTTAATCCGATTTTTGACCCGAATTGCCCCGGCTATATAATAGACCCCGATTGCCCTGACTACCCCGACCCGAACTGTCCGTGGATCCCAGATTATGATTGTTGGGTTACAGAGCCGAATTGCTATATCCTTGACCCTGACTGGCCGTGGATCGCAGGGCCGATGATTCCCGACCCGAATTGTTATACATACTACGACCCGAATGCCATCATACCAATAATATCAGAATATCCAACATCGGGAGAGGGCTGGGAATATAACTCTGGCGTTTGGCGAAAGTGGTATCCTTCCGCTGGCTGGTGGTATGTGAATGGTGTGGTGGCCACATGGATTTCAGATATTGACAATCCAGACGATGTTATACTGGCAATGGATTTGGCCCAGCCTTATGTGTCCTTGTTAATGTTTGAAGTGGATGAAATAGATGACGTGCGAACATTCCGGCATACCGGCATGGTAATAGCCAGGGACAGCTTGGGGCGGAAAGTATCCGAGCTACCTGTAGAATTGTATGTTTGGGGCATTTCGGGGAATCAAGTTTATTTGGCTACGAACTTTATTTTGCCGATGGAGTTTCCTGAGCAGCAAGGTGTGTATTTTGATAGCTGGGGAAGTTCTTATGCCGCTATTTATGTCCCTGAAGGCGGGCATTTGGAAGTTGTTAAAGATAGTTTCTTTGGCGACTTCAATTATGATGGCTATGTGGACAATGCCGATTTTGGTGCGTTTGCCGTCCGATGGAATGATGATGTGTTTGGTTTGTATGACCCTAATTTTGCGTACGATTTATTGTACGATGCGGACTATGACGGACAGACGGACATATCGGATTTAATGTACCTTTCAGATAATTGGTTGGAGATAAGATGAGTAAAGTAATAAAAAAAGCAGACAGTTATAATGTGCTTTGCGAAGCAATGAAGAATTATCTACAAGGTATGGGATGGGAACTTGTTGTTGTTGGAAGTCCACAAATCCAGAAATCGCCTCGTAGTCTAAAATATAATTACGAATTCGTTGTAAAAATCACCGCAATAGACAGGAGATAAGATGATGGGCTTGAAGAACAAAACATTTCATTGGAAAGAGGTTGTCATGGAAGATGGCTTAGTGCTGCTTAAGTGTTTTCATACACAGCAGAATGATGTGGGTATGAGACGGAAAGTTATGTGTGGGCGTTTTGCTTTGCCGGAAGAGGTGGCCGCGTGCAAGGCCTCTTTTGAGGAAGCCCGCAAGTGCGTTGTAGAGGGTGGGGCGTGGGAACCAAAAGAGAACGCCATGTGGTCTTTTATGGATGGCGAGTGGTTCATGTCCGAATCACAAATAAAGGCAATAGTATAAAGGAGACAAGATGATGAAGGATAGAATAGACAAGCTAATAGATTATGTGGTGAGCCTTTTGCTTGGCGTTACAATCGGCGTGGTGATTATGGGATTTTGGGTATGCCCGACAGACAATCCTTCTGTTGATTATTATGCCACGTTTGAAAACGGCGACACAGTAAAGGTGGACAGCATAACCGCAGTGCCAATTTTGTCTGTGGAGCAGATAGGCAGAATGTGGCCGGAGTATTATGCCGAAACAACGGTTAATTTTGAAGGCAAAGAAATAACCTTGCGGTCAAAACCGTTCCTGTTTTGTGATAATCCCGAACTCGAAGGCAGCTATGCGGGCCGGAATGTTTATTGGTTGAAAGGGGGAAGAAAGAAAAAATAAATAATTTTGTGCTTGACATTTAAGTGTAAAGTGATAGGTTACGGACGTGCATTCGCTAAAACCAAACAATTTGTTGAAAAAAAACGGCCTTGAGACCTACATAGCGGGTGCACACTCAAGGTTGTTTTTTTTGGTTCAGTGGGGTGGCGTCCGTAACCAAAAGCTGCCAAGGTCATTCCGGCCTGAAGTGTCGTACCATCCACTCGATAAGGGCTCGCAGCCTTTCCCTGCCTGCAAAAGGGCATTATTTGCGCCGTTTTTGGCTTTTTGCGTTTAGTGCCTTTTTGCTCGTAGGGATAGTGTGGATTGAAGGTAGCCCACGGAAATTGTGCATTACTAATGCAGGGAAGCGGTGAATAGAAAGGGAAAGAGTGGAAACAATCAACGAATATCAAGCAAGAAAGCGACAAGAGATAGAGAAAGTAGCACAGAGGCGCACAGGGACGGGGATAGCTTGCCCCAATTGCAGTCCGTCTGTTGAAATGTTCAACCCTACACCCCGTATAATTCTAACCTCTTATCCACCCCAAATATGGGCGAAGTGTCCTCAGTGCCAGCATCTTACCACTGTATTGGCCTAAAAATGAAAGAACAACAGATATTTGACCTCTGGAATAGCTTCAAGGGCCACAAGAACCCCCTGGGAAAGCCTCGCAAGAGCTGGTGGTTCTGTGATTGCATGGACGCAGACATGAAAAAGACCATACGCGGGGCGTGTAGGGACTTTGGTGGGCAAGAGAGAGTGCTACAGGCGATTGTAAACTTTCACCTGATCTGGTATGATAAGGCGTATGTATGGAGCAGGACATGGCCGTTGGAGACTTTCTTAACGATATCGAAGCCGTACAACCGGAAAGTGCGCCAGATACGCCGGTTCTTGCCAGGCAATTTTATAGCAGAGGATTATCTAACGAACGCCGAGAAGACGCGCAGAGCAAACAAGGAGAAGGTTCAGGCCGCAACCGTCGTAGAACAGCGGAATATAAAAATGATGAAGGAAGTGCCGGAGGCGCCTAAGCACGATTGGCGCAAAATGAGAGACGATATAGCAAAAATAAGGGATAATTAAGGAGCTAAAGACAATGCCGTGCCATAATTGCGATTGGAGTATGGAGCCTCATCACGATTCGAATAATTTTGTTTGCATGTGCAACGAGCTTTTTGAAGGTGCGCCGAATGAACATTATTTACATGTTCTTCACGGCGACCACAGTTGTATACAAGACAGCGGGAGAGCTATGGAGAGGTCGGCGGTAGAAGAAATTTGTGAAAGGGAGCAAACGTAATGGAAACATGCGAAAGTTGTAGATTTTATTTTCCTGTGGACAAAAGCGGAAATCAAGGTGAGTGTCGATTTGAACCGCCGAAAGTCTTTGTTTTGCCGAAAGCCTCGTCTTTTGCCGGTGTGCCACCCGAGATTATATTGCAATCTCTTTTCCCTCCGGTTAAATCGGGTGCGTGGTGTGGGCGATACGAGAAAACCGATGAAGCACACGAGAACGCAAAGAAATTTGGCCCACCCAATGCCTCGCAACATTAAAACTTGCAGAAGGAAAATGAACATGGAAAAGAAGGACGCGCCCACCCTGACTTTTGAGCAGATTAAAGAGATAGCAATAAAACTAATTCAGGAAACACTATGCTTGCGGCAATATCGTTCGCCAGACTATTGCAAGGGGGTGCGTGAGTTATACCACCGCTGCGAAGAAGCCCTAAATGAAGAAAAAAAAACATTGTCCGATTCTCCTATAACCATGTTAAACTGTGATTAAACCTAAAAACAGAAAGGAGCACAGTAATTATGGCAAAGACGAAATTCAAACGCAGGCGAATAGCAGAAGTTTTTCTCGGTGGCAGGTTGTATAAAAAAAGAAAAGGGTTAAGGACTGCTCGTACAAAACAAATAGAGGACAGACTAAGGGCGGCTGGATTGACTGAGGATGAAATCAAAAAGTTGCGAGGCAAAAAGAAAAAATGAATGAAGGGAAATGATATGGAAATGCTCTATAATCAAGCCCACACACAGACAGACATATATTGTTACGAAATAAATAGTGGCGGGGAGCTCTTTGTGTATGAATCAGGAAAAGTGGTGATTGTATTTGAAAACAAGAAATTTGTGTCGGCATCTTATCCGATGAGTGGGACTTACACCCGAAATGGTTGGCGAATTTTGGTGGCGATAAACGAGAAAATCGAAATAATTGAGCAAGCACTGAAAGACAAATGATGCCAACAGCCGAAAAAATTCTAATAACATCTGAAGAAGCGGAATACTTCAAGTCCAAAACATCGGACGAACAAGCCAAATTGTTAGCGGAAGGCAACGCTTGCTTTTGGGCTGCGTATCACAAACTAAAACTTCAATCCGGCCCCTTTTCGCTTAAAGGCCGCGAGTATCTTGCGGAGTGGATTCACGGGCCTGCCGACAAAAAAAGGAGAGCAAGAAAACGGTGTGCAATGAAAGCGCCGCAGGATGGGTTTAGTATCGGTGAAGCTATTGATAACCTTCATGGGATGATAACGGGCAGGTATCCTCAAGGCGTCCTTCATCTTTTGCCTACGAAGGCCACGGTGGAAGAATTCGGCAAGTCTAAGTACGGCCCGCTGATTCTTAAAAACAAAGCGGCTATCGGCAGATATATTAAAACTGGCACGAAGGGTTCCGACTCTGCCTCGCTTAAACAAATCGGCGATTCTTTTCTGTACCTGAGAAGTGCAACGCTGAGCGCAGACGCGGCAGGCGATGGAAAGACATCTGCCCCGTTATCATCTATTTCCGTGGACAAAGTTGATTTTGATGAAATAGAATTGATGGCCGCAGAGGCAATCGCTCTGGCAATAGGGCGCATGGGGGCTTCGGAAGTTCACGAAGAAGTTTATATTGCAAACCCGTTAGGTGAAGATTCAGGAATCGACTTGATATGGAAACAATCCGACATGCGGCATTGGCACAGAAAATGTTCGTGTGTCGGCGGGGACCTAAGCGCGTGGACGTGCGCAGAGTTGGAGTTCCCTGAGTGTGTTCGGGAGTACTCCGATGCAGACGAGCGCGAACGTGAAGGAAAACACAGGGGATATATCGCATGTAAAAAATGCGGCAAACCAGTTCCGATATGGGCCGGGCCAGGGACGGGCATGTGGATACCGGACAAACCATCTATCATAGATTTTGAAGGATACCAAAAAGGACATCTAACCAGCATTTTCCACGATCCTGTTACAATCCTTAAAGAGTTTGAGGATCCGCCTTATGGTAACTTGGGCGGTGTGTATCGTATGCGGCTCGGCATGCCTTTTTCTTCCGCAGAGGATAAACTTCGTGAGAATGTTGTTTTGGCGAATTGCGGAAATCATATCATGCCTACCAAGCACACCGGCCCGTGTGCGATGGGAATGGACGTGGGGCTTGTTAAGCATATCATCATCGGCACGAGGCTTGACAAAGAGCGATACGATATAGTTCGAGTGGCGCAAATAAAATCGTTCGAAGATGCTTACGATATGTGTTTGAAATATGGAGTTAGATTCGGAGTGGTTGATATACGACCCTATGAGGATTCGGCAAGAGCGTTTCAAAAGAAGTGCATGAAAAAAGGCATCACAATCTTTTTGTGCCAGTACAACGATAGCCCCGTGCAAGAGCAGGATTTCAATGACAACACTGGCGTTGTAAAAACTTATCGAACCGGAATCTTCGACCGTTCCCACAGAGTATTATCGAACGGCTGGATTATCCTTCCAAGGCAGAGTTCGGCTGTAAAAGAATTTGCTCAACAGTGTTGCAACTGCGAAAAATATCCTACGCAGGACAGGGCCGGAACTACCGTGATGCGATACAGGGTTTGTGGAAATATCAGGCAGGGAGACCACTATCGCAACACATTGCACTACTTTTTGCTCGCGGCGGGCAGAACTCCGACAGTAAAGAAAAAAGGATTTACGAGACAAACAGTTTGTATAAATGAATGAGAGGTGAATAACATGAAAGACAAAGTGGCAGTTAGAATCGAATGTTGTGATGGCGGAGAAAAACATGCGGCAGAGATAGAATATGAGGAGGAGGGGGATTATGATAGAAGGGATTGTTTGGCAATGGCAATTTATGAAGCCATAGATAGTTGCTTTCGTTATCATAGCGACCAACTTGATATTATTATAAAAACAATAGACTGTTTTGCGCAATGGACAACATCAGATGTTACGCACAATAAAATATTAGACGAAGCAATCGACTTTTTACATAAAGCGGCTATTAAAATAGAAAATGCCCCGAAAGAATCCGTTGCAGAAATAGCCAAGCAAACCCTGAAAGACAAACAGTAATGGCTTCCGAAAAAAAACAAATGCGAAAAAACGAAGAAAAAATCAAACAAGCGATTGTCTCCGGCCATCAGTGCGGGATATGCGATAGTAGCGGTAATTCTGTATTAAACGAGCACGGACAGCCTGTTGCGAAGCGGAAACCACGCTCATCGGCATCAAAAACGTATGTCCTTGATAAAATAACAGGGGAATTGGTGGAAAAATAGTCTTGACAAACCAAATAATACCTGCATAGGATATAAACCATGCCTGACGCAAAAGCAAAAGAGTATATCGCCGAATACGGGAGACTGAAAGGACTGCAATCAAATTCCCGTGATTTATGGCAGCGCACAGGCGACAAGATGTGGCCTTATGTTCAGATAGACAGCGAATACACAATCGGCACTGACAGGACAACAGAAATTCAGGACACTACGCCGATGCTCGATATGCTCGATATGGTATCAGGTTTCCTACAAGTTCTCATTCCTTCCGGCCAAACATTCTTTGAAATTAAAGTTTCACAGAGTGATTCACAAAACGACATAGTTCAGCGATACTTATCTTACCTGACCGAAGCCTCGCATGTGAGTATTTTTGAATCCAATTTTATGATAAAGATGGCCAAGGTATTGATTTCGATGATAACCTTTGGCCCCGGTTGTATCTTCACGGAATGGAAAAAAAAGAAAGGTGGGCTGAACTACAAAGTTTCAAACATCGGCTCCTATGTAATTATCGAGGACGATTCGGAAAATGTTATCGGTTCAATCCACAAATTCAAACTGACCGCTGCACAGGCTTACGACTTGTATGGTGAAGATGCAGGGCCGAAAGTTGTCAAGGCGGCATCAGAACCTAAAACGGCGCAGGATGAATTTCAGTTCCTGTACCGCGTGATGCCCCGCGATAGTATCAATTCACGTCTGTCCCGGCAGTATAATCAGAACATGAAATATGCCGCCTGCATTATACAAATCAAAGATGAACACACGGTTGAAGAAGGTGGGTTCCCCGAAAATCCCTATGCCATCGGTCGATGGATGAGGCCGGAATACGAAAAGGACGGTCGCGGTATCGGAACTGAAATGTTGCCGCAAATCAATGTCCTGTTCGAGATGACAAAGAATTTTAAGGAGTGTGGAAACAAGCACACAAATCCTCCGCGACAAGCTCTAATTGAAGGAGTTGAAGGGAAAGTCAGGACGGCGGCAGGCGCATTGAATTGGGTTGCTGCGATGGACAATATAAAGGAGATGTCTTCTGGAATGAACGGCAACTTCCCGATAAGCGAGGCGTCGCTTGACCGTCAAACGGCCATTATTGACAGGGCCTTTTTCAAACAGGCATTCGACCCGCTTGCCGATTTGAAAGGCGATAGGCGAACAACGCTTGAGATACAGGAGCGTATTCGCGGTACCTTAAAAAAATTAGGCCCGCCTGTCGGCAGAATATGGCTCGAATTGCTGACAAAGACGCTTAAAAAGTCTGTGTTGGAATTGATTCGCAATCGTGCTGTAGAGTCGCCGCCGCCTGAACTTTCAGGGGTCGGGTTCGGTATGGAATATGTCGGGCCTCTGGCTCTTGCCCTGAAAAGCGAACAGGCCAGAGGATTTCAGGAATGGATTAACTTTGTTGGTACAGCCAATGTCGCATTTCCTGAACAGAATGTCGCCGACAATATCGACTTCGATGATGCTATCCCGCGTATGGGCCGAACCTTTGGCGTTCATATCGAGGATATGGCGTCCGATGAAGAAAGAACTGCGAAACGCGAGAAAAGGGCGCAAGATTTGCAGAAACAAGAAGCGATGATGGCGGCGCAAGTTGCATCGAAAGCATACAAAGATGCTTCCGGCAAAGCTGAGGAAGGTAGCCCGGCGGAGGCGGTAATGGCGGAGGTAGGATAATGACTAAAATGAAATTCAAGTGGCGATTTCCGAATTATTGTTCTAAAAGCGGTAGGAAGTTGTTATTTTTTTCTGTCGTACTTGTAGGAAAGGGCATTTCCCATATAAGATTTTAGGTGTCGATTAAATGACCGAAGATGAAAGACAAGAACTGATTTCCGATTGCAAAACGGTATTCATAAAATCCGATGCGGGCGTGAATGTTTTGCAATACATATCAAAATTCTGCATGGAAAATGTCAAGACGTTCGAGCCGAACAGTGAAAGAGTGTCATGTTACAGTGAAGGCGTAAGAAGTGTGATTTTGGAGATTCGAAGATTGTTGGCGGAC